ACAGCGCTGGATCGACATCGCGATTGCCCGCAACGTCATTCGCCGGATGCCGGACAAGACGCTGGTCATTCGCCGGAAGCGGTCCGCATGACCCATCCCTACACCCTGGCATATCGAGAGAGGTAGAGATGCCCAAACCAACGCTCTCGGTCCCTGATGACTTCGCGATGTATGCATCGATCGAAGGCAACCTGAAGCTCCGCAAGCGCTACAACGTTGGCGGCGCCACAATCGAGCGTTGGCGTGCAACTATCGGAGCGAGGTACAATCGCCCGACTATGCCCAAAAAGATACCGATCGCGGTCAAGAAGCGCATTCGGAGACGTTGGGAATCGCAGGAGAAAATCGAGGACATGGACGACTTCGGCATAGACGACATGGCCCGAAGTCTCGACCTCAAGTCCTTCGCATTGGAGTGGTGATGGCAAACGATGAACGCCTTACCGAACTGAAGCGCAGGCTCGTCGCCTCCGAGCGCATGGGCCCGGGGTACAAGGATCGCATTGAAGCGCTCAAGCGGCAGATCGCCGAAGCCGAGGCACAAGATGCACAGCCAGAGTAAAATATTCAAAAATACGACAGGACTTCGCAATGGCTAGACCGAAGGGCTCGCCCAACAAATCTACGGCTGAGATCAAGGCCCTCGCCCAGAAGCACACTGGGAAGGCGATGGCTGAACTGGCGCGTCTCGCAACTGGAGCTGAGAGCGAAGCTACCCGAGTTGCTGCGATCAAGGAATTGTTAGACCGCGCCTATGGCAAGGCGTCTCAACCGATAGGAGGTGATCCAGATCTACCGCCGGTAAGTCATGAGATCGTGATGCGCAACCTATCGGAAGCCACCTTGCGCGAGATAGCCGCGAACTCGTGATACGCCTCACCGCAGACCATGTGCGCCAGGCCAAGTTTGAACTGACGCGCCGGCACACCGCCGACTTTGCGTGCATGGTCGATATCCCCACTGTACCCATCAGCGATGATGAAGAGGAAGAGCGATACTCAACGCTCAAGGTAGCGAGGATGGCGGCGCACCACAAGCTGCTCTGTGACAAGCTGGACGGGATCGAGGATGGTAGTATCCCGAACCTCATGGTGTTGATGCCTCCTGGCTCCGCAAAGTCAACATACGTCGACGTGGTGTTCGTTCCGCGCTTTATGGCGCTCAAGCCCCGCCGGCATGTGATCGTGGCCAGCTATGCCAGCAACATCGCCGCCAAGCAGGGCAGGCGCGCACGGCAGTTGATCAAATCTCCATCGTTCTACGAATGCACGGGGCGATCTCTAGACCCAGATAAGGCCGCCGCCGATGAGTGGATGCTCGATAACGGCAGCGAGTATATGGCTGGCGGCATCCTGTCAGGCCTGACCGGTAACCGGGCTGCGCTAGGCGTCCTGGACGATCCAATCCGTGGTCGTGAGGCGGCAGAGAGCGAGACTATCCGCGAAAAGACGTGGGAGGCTTATCAGGATGACTTTTGCTCTCGCCTCATCCCTGGGGCACCGCAGATCATGATCCTTACGCGCTGGCACCAAGACGACCCAGCCGGCCGCATTCTTCCTGAGAACTGGGCGGGCGAGAGCGGGTGGTTCAACGGTCGGGATGGCCGGCGTTGGTATGTCATCTGTCTGCCAGCGATTGCCGATCGTGAGGATGATCCGTTAGGCCGAGCGATCGGTGAGACGCTGTGGCCCGAGTGGTTCAACCATGAGCATTGGGCGCCGTTCAAGACCAACCCGCGCACATGGTCGAGCTTGTACCAGCAAAAGCCATCGCCGGATGAAGGCACATACTTTCAACGCGATTGGTTCAAGCGCTGGTCGCATCTCCCGTTGGTCCACAAGTACGGGACTAGCGACTACGCGACCAAGGATGGCAGCGGGGATTACACCGTCCATCATATCTGGGGCGTCGATCCACAGGGCGATCTGTACCTGATCGATCGATGGCGCGGGCAAACCACGTCAGATGTATGGATCGAGCGGCATTGCGACCTTGTAGAGCTTCACAAGCCGCTGGCATGGTTCGGAGAGGCGGGCCCGATCTATCGAGCGATCGAGCCCGCGCTCCAGCGTCGCATGCGTGAGCGAAACGCCATGGTTCGCATGGAGCCATTGCCATCGATAAGTGACAAGCCAACCAGCGCCAGAGGCTTCCAGTCCAGGGCGGCAACGGGGCGCGTCTATCTGCCAGACACACCAGAGGGCGATGCGGTCCTTGACGAACTGCTGCGCTTCCCTGCCGGCAAATACGATGACGAGGTAGACGCGTGTTCGAAGATAGGACGCGCACTTGATGAGATGCATCCGGCGATCGTTAAAGCCAAGCCTGCCGACAAGCACACCCCGACTGATCGTTACCGCAAACGGCAACCAGATATTTCTGGAACTGTCTGGTCGTAGGATAATGGCGGTGTTCTATGCCTGAAAGCCGCTCATGAAGATGCCTGCTCCCTATCTGACAGCGACCGCCAGCGGAGGCGCAAAGGTGAGCCTTTACCGGCATAGCGACGAATATCGGGGTGTTCTCGAAGTGCCTGGCCATTCGATCACGGCCACAGCGGACAGCCAAGCTGAGGTCTGCCGTAAGCTTGGGGCGTCGTTGTGATCGAAGTCGCAGACGCCCCGCTTCGCCTCCCGCACGCCGTGGTTCCGCATGGACAGGTTCCGGGCGACGAAGGGCATAGCATTACGCCAGTGGGGCAGGGCGCCAACGATGATGAGTTAGGCCCGCCCGACGAAGATGCGCTGCGCAAGATGTTCGATGAATCGCGCGATGTGACCGATAAGGCGCGCAAGGAGCAGCAGACAGACCAAGACTATTACGACGGTCCAGCACAGCTAAATAGCGAAGTGCGTCGTATCCTCGAAATGCGCAGGCAGCCGGCAATATTCGACAACCGCATAGCGCCAGCAATCGACGGCATTCTTGGGGTGATCGAGGGAGCAAAGGTCGACCCTCGGGGCTTTCCGCGTAATCCTCAGGACCAAGGCGCGGCAGACATCTGCACCAAGACGTTGCGCTATGCCGCAGATGTCGCCCGCTGGCAGCAGACCAAATTGGAATGCGCAGAGGACTATCTCAAGCAGGGATTGACTGCCGCTATCTGCGAGTGGGACGGCAAGACCATTCGGGTTGAGCAAATCCGATGGGAAACGTTCTTCTACGACCCCAAGAGCCGGAAGGCAGACTTCAGCGATGCGAAATACAAAGGCATCGCGAAGTGGATGTACGAGGATGAGGTACGCAAGGGATACGAGCGCGCCGCGAAGCTGGGCGACCTCTGCACCGTTCACGACAACGCAATAGACAACACATGGGACGATCGCCCGACCGACGGCATCCGCTGGGTCGATAAGCGTCGCAATCGCGTGCTGGTGGTCGAAATGTATTACCAGCATGCAGGCGAGTGGCTACGTTGCGTATTTTGCGGCGCTGGCTGGCTGGAGCACAGCAAATCGCCCTACGTGAAGGTGGGCACGGGTGAAACCCGGTGCCCGATCGAGGCGCAGTCGTTCAAGGTCGACCGCCAGAACAACCGCTATGGCCCAATCCGCAACATGCGACCGATGCAGGATGAGGTGAATGCTCGCCGATCGCGTGGCCTGCACCTTTTGAACGCTCGGCAGGTGCAGAATACCGATATCACCGCGCCACCGGTTGATGCTGAGTCGGTCCGTCAGGAAATGGCTCGCGCAGACGGCGTGGTTCCGACCGGCTGGGCAGCGGTGCCGACCAGCGACATGGCATCAGGTAATCTTGCCATGCTTGCGGAAGCAAAGGACAGCCTATCACGCATGGTGCCAGTGGCGTTAGCTCAGGATTTACGAGAAGGCAGCGCCGCCAGTGGTCGCGCTCGCCAGGTTGCGCAGCAAGCGGGGCTGACGCAGTTCGGTCGTGGGTTTGGGCGCTTGGAGGATTTTGAAGAGCGCATTTACGAGCAAATGTGGCTGACGGCGCAGCAATTCTGGACAGAACCGATGTATGTCAGGGTTACGGATGACCCCCGCGCGCCGTCATTCCTGCAAATCAATATTCCCCAGATGGCGCCGGCTTTAGTGCAGCAGCCAGACGGATCGATGGCTGTGGGCGAACAGCAAGTCGGTACGCAGAACGCCATCGCTGAGATGGACATGGACATCATCATCGGCACCTCACCCGATAGCGTTGCGCTTGAGCAGGAAGTGTTCGAAGCCCTGATGGGGCTGGTGCAGAAGGGCGTTGACGTGTTCTCGCCGCAATTCGAACTGCTCATTGAGATGAGCCCGCTGCCCGACAAGACGCGTGTACTTGAGCGCCTCAAGGCATTCCGCGATCAGGTGCAGCAGCAGCAGGCGCAAGCTCAACAGGCCGCCCAAGCGGCACAGGAACGGGCGCAACAGATCGGTGAAGCAACCGCAATGGCCAGCATTGAAAAGACCAATGCTGACACTGCGCTGATCACGGCCAAGGCGCAAGGCCAGCAGGTCGACAACGAGGTATCGGCGCTCCACGCCCTTTATCACCCGGGCGATGAAACCGCTGCTTGACCGCCCTCTACAGTAGTTCGGACAATATACCCCGTCGCTATGCCTGAATAGCGATCTCGCCGCCGGAGCTTCGGGCGGTACGGGTTCCCTGTCCCGACAAAATAGGGTGGCCGCCGCATCGGGCGTGTCGTTGTTGCCCACGATACGGGCGAGGAAGGGTAAAGGATGGCGGAAGAGTCCGAAGAGTTGTTCGCAGACGTTGGCACGGAAGTGTCGGAGCCCGTTGAACAGCCGATCGAGCAGCCGGCAGAAGAAGCTCCAGTTACGGAGCCGATCGAGCCGGTAGAAGAGCCGCTCGCCGAACCTGTTGTAGCACCGGAAAAGCCGGAGGCCGGGTATATCCCGATCGCGGCAATGATGGACGAACGCGACAAACGCAAGGCCCTGGAAGCAGAGCTGGCGCGACTTCGCGAACAACAGCAGGCACCGGAAGTCCCCAATCCTTTCGATGATCCGGATGGGTACGCCGCGCACCAGACCAAAATGGTCGAGGAGCGGTTAACGCAAGAACGTTTCGCAATGAGCGACATGTTTGCGAGGCAGCAGCATGGGGCTGAGACGGTCGAAAAGGCAGTGGAGTGGGCAGGCGCCCGCGCAGCAGCCGATCCGGCTTTCGCAATGTCCTACATGCAGCAGCGAAACCCTATCGATTGGATCGTCCAGCAGCACAAGCGTGACGCGCTGCTGACCGATATTGGCGATGTTTCGAAGCTGGACGACTGGTTCGCCCGAGAAGCCGCCAAGCGAGGATATGCAGCCGTTGGCGCTCCCGTAGCGGCCACGGACATTTTGCCTGTGGCTCAACCTAAACCGGCGGTTCCGTCTGTGAAGGTGCCACGGAGCCTCGCGACGCAAGGATCATCTCCGAGCGATATTCGCGACGTTGCGACAGGCCCCCTAGCGGCAGTGGATTCCGTCTTTACCCAGTGAGGTAGAGAAATGGCCGAAGTCCAGCTTGCCAGCGTCAACGAATTGACGGTCTGGAAGCGTGATTACCTGACGAGCTACGTTCGCACGTCGGGGTTCATGCCCTATATGGGTCGCGGTGAATCCGCGATCATTCGTGTCCTGCGTGATCTTTCGACGCAGGCGGGTTCCTCCATCATCGTTCCTCTCATTCTCGAACTTTCCGGCCGAGGCGTCCAGGGCGCCGAAGTGCTTGAGGGCAATGAGGAGGAGATGCTCGATTTCGGCGATCAGGTGCGGATCAACTGGATTCGCAACGGTGTCGTCGTCCCCAAGTCGACCAGCTTCAAGACAGAGATCGACCTCCTGAATGCGGCGCGCGAGCGTTTGCGGACATGGAGCAAGGTCCAGCTCCGCACGGCGATCATCAACGTGCTCAAGTCGATCATCATCCCCGGCACGCTCGACACGGACGGTAACCCTCTGGCGGATACGGCGGTGCTTTACGAAGCAGCGACGGCTGGCCAGCGCAACACCTTCCTGACGAATAACGTCGACCGGATGCTGTTCGGCAATCTCTACGCCAACACGTCGTCGCTCAACTGGGCAACGTCGCTGGGCAACGTGGACGGCACCAATGACAAGATGTCGGCAACGGTGATCCAGATGGCCAAGAGTCTGGCCAAACAGACCACCAACGCTACGAACGGTATGGCTATCAACCCCTATCAGTCGGACGCTACCGCTGGTCGGGAATGGTACGTGATGTTTATGGGGTCTGACGACTTCCTGAACGCCAGCCGCGACCCGACCATCATGGCGGCTGACAAGGATGCGCGCGAGCGTGGGGTTGACAGCAATCCGATTTTCCAGGGCGGAGACCGTATCTATGACGGTGTTATCCTGCGCGAGATTCCCGAACTAACGCCGTTGATCGGTGCCGGCGCGGCTGGCGTCAACGTGGGCCGTTCGTTCCTGTGCGGCGCCGGGGCGCTGTCGATTGCATGGGGCCAAGACCCGACGCCGCGTAGCGACATGGACCGGGATTACAAGTTCCGCCCCGGCGTCGCGATCGAGGAACTGCGCGGTCAGAAAAAGACCAGCTTTCAGGGCGTCAACTACGGCACGGTCGAGGTGTTCACCGCCGCCGTTCCGATTGGTTAAGGAGACAGGAAAGTGACCGCATACAAATCAACTCAGATGAGCACGCCGCGCTACCCCGTCTCCGGGCCTGGTATGGGCGGCCGTAGCATCAAGGTCGAGCGAGGCGAGTTCACGCTTACCGCCGCGCTAGCTCTTAACGACACGATCGACATGTTCAAAATTCACCCACGTTTCCGGGTGGTCGGGGGCTTCGTCAAGGCGACTGATCTCGATACCAACGGCACGCCGACGATCGTTCTCGCGTTGGGTGATGCCGGGGATGATGATCGATATTTCACCGCTCTGACCATTGGTCAGGCTGGCGGCGTATCAACGACGATGGCGGCCACGGGGGTGGATTACTACAACAATATCTCCGCGCCGCTCACCATTACGGCAAAGGTTACGACGGCCCCGGCCACCGGCGCTACGACCGGAACGATTGTTGCCGAACTGTGGGGTTATATCGAGGAGCCGGCGTGATGACCAAACTGACGTGGATCGGGGACAGTGATCCCGAAGCGCAGTCGGTGACCCAGGACGGCATTACGTTCGTCAAGGGGCATCCGACGCCGGTTGCGAACAAGGACGTGTTCAAGCGCCTTTCGGACAACCCTATGTTCTCGGCTGATAGCAAGGCCGAGCCCGTGGAGGCCGATGAGGGCGCACCGGTCGACCCAGACGAAGGCACGGAGAAGGGCGCGATCAAGCGCCGACTCCGTGACGACTATGGCGTATCGATGCAGGGCAACCCCTCGCTCGAAACGCTGCGTGCTCGCCTTGCTACCGAAGCTGCGAAGTAGGACTAATGGCGTCCTGTCGACACGTCATTAATGGCGCCCTGCGCAAGCTGGGTAGACTTGGTGGCGGACGCGACCCAAGGCAGGCAGATGCTACCGATGCGCTGGCGGCTCTCCAGGGGTTGTACCTCTCCTGGATCGCTTCCGGCGCATTTGGTCGCCTCCGCGATGTGATCGCGGAGGCCGACATTACGGCTTGCGAGAATAGCCGGATCATTCGCGATGAAACGGTTGTGACGGTGACGTTACCCGAGGTCGTGCCGGCATATTGCAATCCGCTTCCCTATGGGGCGCTGTGGCCTGCTGTGGTGCAGAACGGCACCGATTACGCCAACCGACCGCCACGTGACGGCTCTGTCGTGCAGATCAAGGACACGATCGGAGGGCAGGTTGCGAGCTACGTCTACGACGGCACGCTGCGCCAGTGGGTGCATGTCGAAATGCTCCAGATGGATACCGAGGCTCCGCGATCGGTGACTGATCCTGAAGGGCTTTCCGCCGTGCTGGCGATGGAGCTGGCGGACACATTCGGTGCTGAGATCGGGCCGACGACGTTACGCCAAGCAGGCCGCTACACAACGGCCATGATCAATAACCCGTCTGCGCCCAGGCGCGAGGCTGTTGGAGTGTATATGTAATGGTCGATATTGATCGCTTCACCAACGCCCGTGCGGTTTACGCGGTTGACAGCACGGGCGCCGTAGTGGGCACGGCCAGTGCGCCTATGAGCGTCATTAGCGGGGCAACTGAGTATGAGACTGTCGCGGCATCAGCGACCGACCAGGTGCTTGGCGCGGTGGGAGCCGTTGGCGATTATCTAAGCCATATCATTATCCAGCCCGCCACAACGGGGGCAGGAACCTGCACGGTCAAAGACGGAACTACCGTCATCTACACGTTCACGACTGGCACTCTGGGGGATCTGAAACCGATCACGGTCCCCTTTGGCGCGGTCAGCGTCAATGCCGGCGGCTGGAAAGTAACGACGGGCGCGAACGTTGCGGTGGTCGCGTTCGGTAACTTCACCTAAGATGCGCTTTCAGGACATTCTGATGACGGCGGCTCAGCAGGGCGCCGCCTCCATTCCGCTTATATCCTATCTCGATGATGGCGGCGCTTCCGCCGGGCTCTGGTACGGCGCCAATTCCGGCCCGGCATGGGTCTATGACGCGCCGACCAACCGCGTCCTCGGTGTGATCCAGCGATACAATTACAACGGCGGGACGGTGCTGAAGGAGAATACGTTCTTCTCCTACGACCTGACCGCTGGTGTGGCATCAGTCGGCAACGTGATCATGACCGATGACAGCAATGTCGTCGGTACCGCCGACCAGCACGGCGTCGGCGTTCTCTGCAAAGACCAATATGGGTTCTTGCACTCGTACGGTGGCGCGCACAGCCTGCCGATGAAGCACAGCATCTCGATCGACGGCGGCGCCACATGGTCTGCTCAGGGCGCCGTGGGCACCGGCATGACCTACCCGCATCCCGTGCACGTCGGGAACACCCAATATCTGTTCATGCGGGAGTCGCCGGGCGGCAATACCTACCCGCTCGTGCTGTATAAATCATCGAGCATCAACGCCTCGACCGGCGCCGTCTCCTGGAATGCCAAGGTGACGGTCATCGATATGGAGAACGATTCGCGCACCTATGCCGGTACGCTCGTCGCGCAAGGCAATCTGATCTATATCCCCTGGTGCCGCGCCAACGCGGCCGACAGCATCCGGCTCGACCTCTATATGGGCGTCTATGACACCACCACCGACACCTTCCGCAATCTCGCCGGAACCGTGTCGGTAAGCGGTGCCGGCTTCCCGCTTCTCCGCTCCGTGGCCGATGCCTCGTTTAGGCTAGTCGACCAGACCACGGCTGGGATCGAGGAAAGCAATACCCCATCGATCTTCATCGACGCCGAGGGAATCCACTGTCTCTACCAGGGCGGCGCGAGCGGCCTGATCTTCTATTATGCGCGCTACAGCACCTCGGGCGCTCTTCTTGAAGGCCCGACGAACCTCGGCGCCGCGCCGTATCGCTATTCGACCCCGGCGATCGGCCCACTTCCCGGCGGAGGCGTCGAAGTCCTGTATCCATCGCTTGTCGGTGCCGTGAACGATATGGAAACCCAGGCGGCCTTCGTCAGAGGCGGGAATATCTATCGAACCACGCGCCCGGCCGGCGGGTCTTGGTCCGCTGCTGAGCTGATCATGGCGACGACCCCCGTCCATCCCCTGGATGGCGTGGCCCGCGTCGAGGGTGCGCCGAGCAACTTCCGGTTCGCCTTCTGCGAGCGCGCTATCGATGATCTCGATTTCTCAACAGGCGGTAATTTGCGCACCTTTGGCTGGGGGGGCAACGGGATTGTCACCACGCCATTCGTAGAAGATACTGACGCTGCTGCCTATATTGGGGGTGCGTCATATAGCAATGTTGATCGGCAGATCGTCACCAATTATTTCCGTGGGATCAAGCGGGTAGGATGGTGGCTCAAGGGCGATTTCGCCTATCTGCTCGGCGAGCCGGTTGAGGCGGTGGCGCGCAAAAACGTGTTCGAAAGCGTGAACTCCGGCACGTCATTGACCGATACGGCGGCGAGCGTGACGTATACGCCATATCTCGGCTTCACCAGCACCGCGAGCGCCAAGCTGACTGCGGCATTCAACCCTTCTACATCCGTCACAAAGCGAATGACCACGACAAGCATCCAGCTATGCATCGTTCCGACAGCGAATGTCACGGCCCCTAGCAGCGATCTCGGCACGACAGCGACGACAGCCGCCCTCACCCTGTCGGCGCAATCGACCAGTAATAATGCAAGCACGCTGCTGGCTGACAGCACCAGCCTTTCAGTGTCTGTCGGATCAGCCGCTTTCCTGGTGATGTCGCAACGTGGATCGAATACCAAAGCCATCTATTTGCGCAGTAAGAACTCGAAAACGACCTCAACGGTGACGCCGACCGCCTTCCCCAATGGCAATCTCACCCTACTTGGTAACTCAACTGGATTCAGCCAGAGGCGCCTTGGCTATGCCCACGGCGGCTCCCAACTCGATGCTGGGCCGACCATTCAGGTGGTCAAGCGCTACATGTACGAACGTTTGGGGGTAGTTACCTGATGCCAATCGTACCCTTGGGAATAGGCGCCTATCAAAGAGCCTCGGGATTCGTTCCCGAGGTGCGTCTTGTTAATCTTATTCTTGAGCAGGATGCTACGGGGATCAGCCCTGACAAGACGCTTCGTATCCAGCGCCCCGGTCTGACGGTATATAACACGCTTCCCGAAAGCATCCGGGGAATTAACTTCCGGGATTCGACAAGCGAGACATTCACGGTTGGCGGTGGCCTGCTATACAACGGAAGTTCCCCCGTTGGGGCGATTGCCGGGGTAGGCATTACGCCGATGGTGGCAACGCCTTTCAGTCTGTTCATTGCTGGCGGTGGCGCGCTCTACGCCTACGATACGGTTCTGGCTACGATCGCGTTGCCTGATGATGCTCCGGATGACGGAACGGTGCAGGACATCGACCAGCTCAACGGTTATTGCCTAGTGCTGCTCCCGAATGGTCGTTTCTACTGGGTAGTTCCTGGTGAGGCGACAATTGACCCGCTGAACTTCGCCACAGCCGAAAGCCTGCCGGACGGGGCAGAGGCAATCGTGCGGCTGGGGGATGAGTTCGTCATTCTCGGTACTGAAAGCGGAGAGGTGTGGCAGCCTACGGGGGACGCGGATGCCCCATTCCAGCGCGCGACCGGGCGTGGTTATGAGAAGGGCTGCCTCTATCGCGATACCGCTGTCAGGTTCGACAACACTCTAGTATGGGTGACCGATCAGTATGAAGTGTGTCGGGCATCTGCCGTTCCTCAGGTCATTAGCAACCCCGCGCTTTCGGATCGCATTCGTCGCGCTACGGGCGATTGTTCTGCTTGGACATTTGCAGTCGATGGCCATGATTTCTATGTGCTGCGTATTCCAGGACAAGGTACTTTTTCCTATGACGCTCTGACGCAATCGTGGTCGGAGTTCTCAACCTATCAGGAGTCCGTCTGGCGCCCACATGTTGGCATCCAGCATGACGGGGTTATCCTGGCCGGTTCATCAGTAGACGGGAAAATCTATAAGGTAGACCCTGAGAACGCGACCGATGACGGGACGCTGATCGAGCGCATCGTGACCGCGACGGTTGGGATCAACGCCAAACCTCCTCGCAACGATAGCGTGTCGATCGGCGTCGGGTGTTCGAGTGACACGATCATTCGGTTGCGCTGGAAAGACGGGCAGGACGACTACCTGGATTATTACGATGAGATTGCAACTCGTGCGCCGTTCGATGTAGCGCAACTCTGGAGACTTGGCCAACCAGATCAACCTTATCGGACGCTGGAAATAAGCTGCATCTCGCCTGAGAAGATTAGCCTGTTTGGCATGGTCGTTAATTCGGGCTGGGCCTGATGGCAGATTTCGTCCGCATCCCAACATTCTCGCAGCGCGATCCGGCGGTTGATAAAGATGGCCGCTTCACGAACGCCACATTGAGCACCTTAAACGATGCCCTCGGGCAAATCGTGGTGGCCATCAACGCGATTGCCGCACTTCCCGAGATACAGGACGCTTTGGTAGAATTAGATGCCGCCACGGCCGCCGCGCAGGCGGCGGCAGACAATGCGAATGCGGCGACGGCAACGAACACAGCGGCCACTTCGCTGGCTAACAGTTATGTTTCTGGCCTAACGCTGACGGCCACGGACGCCGGCACGGACGCAACTATCACGATCTCTGCCCACACGCGGGTTTATGGGGATGGCACGTCGGTAAGCGTCTCTGGCGGCTCTCTGACGGGCCTGGCCTACGATACGACCTATTATGTCTATTACGACCAGCCGAGCCGGTCAGGGGGGTCCGTAACCTATCAGAGCACGACGGACCCGACGATTGCCGCGCAGACCGGGGACAGGCATGTTGTCGGGTCCACGACAACGCCACTAGCAGCGGGGGCGCCGATCGACGGCGATCCAGTGCTTCCGCCAGGCGCTGGCGCGATCAAGAAGCTGTCCGGCGCATGATCGAGCGAGTGCATGATGCCAACATGATCAACGCAATCGCGAACGAAGCGACGGTCAGGCAATTGATGTTCGTGGGCATGATGTACCCACTGCACGATCTCGATTTCTCGGATTGCCTGGATAACAAGCAGAATATCTGTCTGATGGACGACAAGGGCTTCTGCTCCATTTTCCAGTGGAGCGCGCCCGGCGTGTACGAATGCCATATTATGGCGCCCAAGTCGGCTAGGGGTGCGTCGTGCATGGCGTCGGCCCGCGAGATGTTGGCACATATGCGCGAACAAGGCGCTCGTTTGGTATGGGGGCGTCCATCAATCTACAATCGTGCCGCCATATGCTTTATCCGCCGAATGGGCCTGAAATCGGCTGGTTTCGGTACGGATGCGGCGGCTGGTGACGTGCAGTATTTCGTGACGGAGGACTTCTAGTGCCACCTGTAGCCATCGCGGCGGGCATTGCGGCCGGCGGCTCCATCATCGGAGGCGCCATTTCGTCGGGGGCGGCCAGCAAGGCGGCCAAGGCCCAACAGTCCGTTGCTCAGCAGCAGATCGCCGCCAACAACGCCAATCGTCAGCAGATCATCGGCATGGAACAGCCGACCATCGATCGCGGCAACGCGGCGGGAAGCGTTTATGGTGGGTTGCTCGGGTTGGGCGACGCAGCGGCTTCGCAAAAAGCGCTGGACACCTGGCGCGGCTCGATCAGCTATAACGATCTGCTTAAGACCGGCAATGCCGCCGTCAATGCGAACGCGTATGCGCGCGGCATGGGTGATAGCGGCGCGACGCTGAAGGCGCTCCAGAACAGGGGCCAGTCGCTCGCCAACCAGACGCAGGGCATTTACATGTCCAACCTCAACAACCTCATTCAGACGGGCAACAGTGCGATCGGGAATGTCGCAGGGGTTTCGACGCAGACGACCGGCGCCAATAATGCCGCTTTGCAGAATGCGGCTGACGCCCAATCGAACGCGGCGCTTATCTCAGGTGCGGGGTGGCAGAATGCCCTAAAGAACCTGACGAACATCGGGTCGAGCATGGCGACAAGCTTTGGCGGAGCGGGCGGCGGAGCGCCGATCAGCGGACAAATGCCAGGATATGGAGCATTCAACCCGATGCAGCCCATCGGCTATTTCGGAGGGCAGTAAATGGCCGTCGAATGGGGTCTAGGCCAGCCGCAGGGCGGCCCGTACGACTATCTGCAAAGCCTCCAGCAAATGGGCCAGATCGCGGCGCAGAAGCAGGGGTTGGCACAGAATCAGTACAACTTCAACCGGCAGCGCACGGCCGATCAGCAGCGCCCGCAAATCCTGACGCAGGCGCGTGCAGGGGATTTCAGCGGGGCGCAGGATACCGCGTTCGCCAATGGTGACATGGATGCACTCAAGTTTGTCAGTGGCCTTCAGGAAAACCAACGCAAGATCGTGGCCGATCACGCTGATACAATTGCCTCTGTGGCAGCCAATCTTTCCGCCCTCCCGGAGGGGCCGGATAGGTTGGCTGCATTCGACGCCGCACTGCCATCATTGGCGGCAAAGGGCTTTACGCCAGATGAGCTCGCGCAGGCCCGCAGCAATCTAAGCAACAATGGGCTCAAGGGCTATATCGCGGCGGCATCGACCACGAAAGACGCGCTGGAGACGTATTACAAGTCGCAACAGGCCCTTACGGTAGCCGATGGTGCGCAGGTGTTCGGCGCCACCCCGATGGGCGGTGGGCCGCGCCCGCTGATCGCCGAGAACACGAAGGACATTACGCCGCAAAAGCCGGTGTGGGATTCGGCGCGTGGCGGCTGGGTGTATCCGCCTAGCGCGAGTGCCCCAACCGGATCGATGACGCCGCTCGGCGGTGGCACTCCCGGAACTTCGTCTGGGCCTGGGGGCAACCCCTATGACGTTGTTCTCGGCAACGGTGCCTATGGCAAGCCGCCTGCTCCGCTCACCAGCATGACGCTGGGGGACGTGTACGACTTCGGCCGCAACGTCTTGATCCCCAACAGTAAGAAAGCCGGCGTTGGCAGAGACAACCGTGGCTTGATCGGCTCAAGCGCGGCTGGAGCTTACCAGATCACGGGCGAGACTCTTCGCAGGATCGCCCCTCAAGTGCTTGGCGCCGATTGGGAGCAGCAAACGTTCACACCTGAGGTTCAGGACCGGCTAGGCGAAGCGATCTACAATGATGCGCAGCGTAGCGGGACGCCGCTCAATAAGGTCTGGGCGTCGCTGTCTCCGCAAGAAGCCGCCAGCCTTCAGGGTAAGCCGTGGTCGCAAGTGCGTGACACTATCGTTCACGGTGAGACTGGCATTGGTGGCGCGCCGCAAACACCTCAGTCGACTGCGACGAATGGTAGCTTCGTCCCGATCGCAGGGCCGCGCCCACAAAACGCACCTGCCGGGTATCAGTATACGGCCGATGGCCACACGCTTGAGCCGATCAAGGGTGGCCCGGCTGACCCAAGCACGCCAACCTCCCGCAATGTCCAGAGCAACCGCAAAGCCGAGACGGACTACCGCAAGGAGTTTGAGCAGCGCCAGGACGTGAAATCTTTCGTGACGGCCCGCAATCAGTACTATGCGCTGCGGAAAACGGCCCTCAATCCAAATGCGACGGCATCTGACGATATTTCGTCGGTATACTCTTTCATGAAGGCGCTCGACCCCCAATCGGTTGTTCGCGAAGGTGAGTTCGCGACCGCCCAAAACGCTACCGGTGTGCCTGACCGCATGAAGAATTATTACAACCAGATGCTAAAAGGAACCCGCCTGAACGCCAATCAGCGGCAGGATATGGTCAACACAGCCTATCGCAATTATTCGGTCATGCGCGACAATTACAACAACGTCGCCACTCAGTATCGTGGCTATGCGCAGTCGGCGGGCGTCAACCCGGACAATGTGGCGCGCACCTATACCGTCGATGAGAAGAAGTCCAACGCACCGCGTCCGCAGCCGAAAGCCGGCTGGAAGATCACGGAGCGCAAATAATGGCCCGCAAGCTTTCCGTCACTACCCCGAACGGTAAGACGTATGATATCGAGGCTCCAGACGATGCTACGGATGCCGACATTCAGGCTGAAGTCTTGCGCGTTCACCCGGAGGCGGCGGGTGACTTAGCTCCTAGTACGGTTCAGGTTGAAGGCGGACGCCTGCCTGGACCGAACGAACCAGGATATAGCAATTTCATCAGCGCTGGCTATCAGACCGATGCCCATGGTAATCTGCTGCCGAAAGCACCGGATCAGCGCCCGGTATCGCAATCGCAGGGCTTTGCCGAGGGCTTTGAGAAGCCGTGGAACAACGCGGCTGACTGGCTCACGCAGGGCATAAATAAAACTATTCCCTCTGCACGAGAGGCCGCAACGGGCAATTTAGACCTTTCGATGCTTGCTGATCCATCTGCGTTGATCAAGATGGGCCTTGCGGGTGCTTCGTATGCGGGAGCAGCCCTTGAAGGTAACGGCAACCTCCAGGCGGGTGATGCGATCAACAAGCTTGGCGCACCTCTCGGCATGGCACCAAGCGTCCAGGCCGCGCGCGACGCACAACAGCAGGCCCGAGATCAGTCCCCATATCAGAGCGGGGGGCTGGGCAAGTTCGCGGGTGAAGTAACGGGCGCGGCACTGCTAAGCAGGCTACCCGGCGGCGTTTTCTCACAAGGTGCGCAAGGTGGCGCGTTACTGACGGATACGCCGAACGATGCGCTAGGCGTGGCCAAGGACGCCGCGATCGGGGGAACGCTAGGGAAGACTGGCTCGGCGGTTCTTAGCGCCGCTGGCCGAGTTGCAGCGCCTGCTGTCAACGACGGCCTGCGTACGTTGCTGGATGCCGGTATCCGCGTAACTCCTGGACAGGCGGCGCGTGCTGGCGGCGGCTTCGGGCGGATCGTCGGAGGCGTCGAAGACAAGGCCATGTCTCGACCGTTCGTGGGGGGCATGATCACGAATGCGCGCAATCAGTCGCTGGACGATTTCGCGCGAGCCACGATCAATCGAAGCGTGGAGCCGATCGGCGCGAAGCTTCCTGATAGCATTTCGTTGGAAACCACCGCTGGCGCCCGTAGTGCAGTACGCTGGGCAGGCGACAAGCTCTCGGCTGCGTTCGAGGAGATCAAGCCGCGTATCCGGGTTCAGGCGAACGACCCAGCATTTCTGGACGATCTTACGACCGTTCGCAATGACATTGTTTCCGACATGCACCCCGACCGCATCAAGCAATATGACAACATCCTCAAGGGACTCGGGCGGTTCTGGCAGGATGGGACCGAACTTTCTGGGCAGGCATATAAGGACGTAGAGAGTCGGCTGACGCGCAACATCAATCAATTCGCTCGCGGCGATGGGGATCAGCAGCAGCTTTCGCGCGCGCTGGAGAGTGTTCGGGACGCCATGACCGATCTTGCCGAGCGTCAGAATCCGGATGTCGCGACGACCCTTAAGTCGCTCAACACCGGCTGGAAGTCGCTCACGCAGGTTGAGCGCGCAGCGGGCACAAGCAGGAGCCTGCCGACGCCGGCCGGGTATAGCCAAGCCGTCAAAATGAGTAGCGATACGGTACGACGTAGGGGCTATTCGCGTGGCACAGCGCTCAATCAGGATTTGTCCGATGCGGCATCGGACATTCTGCCAAGCTCGATCGCCGACAGCGGGACGGCTGGACGTATCGGCGGTATCCGTGCCGGCGCGGTCGGTCTTGCGCAGGCGCTACCTTATCTCGCCGCGCAGAAAGTCACGCCCTTGCTTCTGAAACAGAATGGCCCCTCACCGGCGCTTGCAAAGCTGCTTGAATACGGCGCGCGCGGCGCTCCCTACGTAGCGCCCCCCTTGATAAGCCAAGGTCGATAAAGACCGCCTACGCCAACGACGTGTATCTGCCCAAGCCGTGGTAATGATCGCTGCTGTGCCGGCAGCCAGTGCAGAGCCTAGCGACACTATTTCTGTCCCTGCGGCGCGCAGGAACGGTCAACATAGCGGATCGCTCGCCCGGTATACTCCCGGCGCGACCATGCCCACGCGGTCATGTGTTTGTCGCCCTTTGTGACTAATACGACCGCATCGGCCCCGGCCTTTTTGGCCTCGCGGCGGAGCTTGGCGAAAATCTTGCCGCGCGTATCGGCGTTGTAATCTTCGGTGACATTGACCGACACAGGTTGAACGATGCGATAGGGGCAAGTCCGCACATCATCACTTGTGACCATTATGCCACCATCAAAGGTGGCATCGTCGTTTCCAACCTCTTGGGCGAATGCAGGAAAAGCCAGCGCGACCAGCATAGCGGCCGACAAAGTAATGAGCTTCATGCGGCGTTAGTTAGCACACCCCGCATCGTTCTAAAATACCCCAGCACTATGCCTGAACGGGGTACCGATGAGCGTTGTCGACATCACCTTTCCTGGGAACATCTCGCAGGTCGATAGCGCGGCGGCGCTGCGGGCCGTTCCGTCCAATTCCATCTATGATACTGCGATCTATCTTGTCGTGGACCTGGGATTCTTCGGGTTCGACGCGGGCTCAACCGCCGACGACAATGGCGTTTCAGTATTGAGGCCAAATGACCTGACACCCCTTCAGGCCGGCCGCTGGTTAATCAGCGGCGGGTCTGTCTTCGATACCGGCTTGAGGGCGGACCTTGCATCAACAGACCTCGGCAAGGGAATAGACCTGATAGGTCGAGCTCGCAAGCGCCTGTCTACCGATCAGATCTATTACGTCCGCACGGATGGCAGCGATTCCAACATCGGCACGACGAACACTTCCGGAGGCGCCTTCCTGACCATTCAGAAGGCGATCGACACCGTTTACAACACGCTCGACTTCAACGGGCATGTGGTGACTATCCAGGTTGCGGACGGCACGTATACCGCTCCGCTTTCCATACATGGACTGGCGACTGGCGCCACAGCAAATCAGCCATTCCGACTGCTCGGCAACGAAGCAACGCCGGCCAGCGTAGTAATTTCCGTCACTGGTAGCAACGCCCTTACGATGGAAAACGGGGCGTATCTGCTGATCGCTGGCGTCACGATGCAAACCACCATTGATGGGGCGGGTTGGAGCGTCGCCAGCAATTCTATGCTTGAGCATCGAAACTGCCGATTCGGCAACGTGGCAACCGACGTGATTATATCGCAACACCATGCGTCGGTGCGCGCACTTGGCCCGACGACGATTGCCGGCAACGCGGTGACGTTTCTCCACGCAACCAAACGGTCGATTATCGACTTCGCCAGCCAGACATTGACCTATGTGTCAAATCCGACGTTCTCAACCTACCTGTTCGGGCTCAACGATGCCTCAGTAAATCTGGATAGCGCGACCATTGTCGGCACGGCGACGGGCCGCATTCTGGTGCATGACGGCGCCATTCTCAACATATCCAGCCTGACCGGCAACCCGCTGGGAGGTACGGCGTATGAGGTGGAAGACGGCGGCTACATAGCCAATCCAGACCTGATGACGGCGCGGACGCTGTACGTGAACCCGGCCGGTAACGATGCGAACGACGGCTTTGCCAATACCGCAACACGCGCGTTTGCCACAATCCAGGCCGCGATCAACACGCTGGCGAAGATGCCATACGACCCCAAAGGTTTTGCTGCCGGCGCGGGCTGGGTCATCAAGCTCGCGGACGGCACTTACGGCGAGACGGTAAAGCTCTACAACGTGCCCTATTTCGATGTGACGTTGCGCGGCAACACCGTGACGCCGGGGAATGTGATCATCTCCGGGACTTCGGATGGCATCACGTCGATCGGCACACGTACCAACTGGAATCTCGATAGCTTCCGCATCAACGCAGCAGCCGGCCTTGGTCTGCGCGTTGAACAGAACTCGGCGGTTTCCTTCCAGAACATCGTCTGGGGTGTATGCACTAGTGGGCATATCCAAACGCTCTCGGGCGGCGTGGTCAATGTAACCGGATCGTATGCCATTGCGGCGGCAGCCCCGTTCCATATCATTGCGCGCCTCGATAGCGTGATCGATATCCCGGCAGTAACTGTCACTATCACTGGCACGCCTGCGTTCTCTGGAGCCTTCGCGCTGGTGCAGCAAGCATCGGCGGTGCGTATCAACGGCGCGACCTTCACAGGTGCAGCGACGGGCACACGCTACAGCATTGCGACCAATGGCGTCATCGACACGAACGGCGGCGGAGCATCCTACCTTCCGGGGGGCTCGGCGGGCGCGACTGCCACGGGGGGGCAATACGCATGAGCACTGCAGCTATCACTTTTCCGGGCAACATTGCTCAAGTTGCCAGTGCAGCAGAGCTACGGGCTGTGCCGTCTAGCTACATAAAAAGCGATGAGCTTTACTATGTGAAGTCACTTGCTGCTATTTTCCGATGGGAGCCCGCGTCTAACGCGTCTGATGATGGCGCTACGGCCATCCGCCCGAATGATATTGATGGCCACTCTGGCCGATGGGTGGCCGCTCTTGGTAACGGATCGCAGGGCCATATTTCCAATGACATTCTTCTATCCGGCATCTCAACGGACGGACTCATCAACCCGCGCGACGTTTACCCGGTGGGGGACCTTTGCTATGTCACCAACAACGGCAACAGTTCGATCACCATCTACGATACGTCAACAACTCCTCCGACGCTGTTGAGCGACACAGCGCAATCCGGACTATTGCAGTTCCGTAGCTTGGTTGTTGCTGGAGAATATCTGTTCACAACCGTTCAGGGAACGACTGGATCGCCTGGAAATTCGTTTGCTGTATTCAACATCCGAAATCCGTCAGCCCCTATATTCATCGTCAATAAGACCAGCGCCAATCTATGGCGTCCTGCGTGCTGTGTACTTTCGGGTAATATTCTTCTCGTCAGCGGCGTGTCGCAGCCAGGCGTCTGGCCAATAATCCTCCAGGGCGCTAAAATGGTCGCCTTCGATGTGACTGACCCGTCGAATCCCGTCGAATTGGGTTCATGGGCGACTCCAGATTCATTTTCTATCAGTAAATTTTCAGTTTACGATAACCGATTTTTCATTGTCACTAGTGACCCGGTTGGGATCAGTACGTCGAACAATTTCTATGTCGTGGACTTTTCCAACCCAGCCGCCATGACGTTAGTCGGAACGCTGGCACTTGCGCCGATTGGCGGCGTCGCGGCCAATGTCGCAGATGTCATCTATAGTGATGGCTATTGCTATATGTCGTGCGAGGGAGGTGGCGGCTTCACCATTGTCGATGTCAATCAGCCTACCGCGCCGACCCAAGTTGTGCATCAGGCAATCCCAAGCATAGCAGACGGGCAGCCTTCAGAATCGACCGGCATAGCCGTTTTCGGCAACACGGTAGTGGTGTCAGATTTGCTCAATTCGGTTTTCTATGTTTACGATGTTACGGACAAGGGTGCTCCAGTTTTACTTTCGACTGGAACACAGGGCTTGAGCACTCCCGGCCGAATGGTGACAGAGGGGCGCAATACATTCATCGCTAATCGCGGGCAATTCGGGGTAGCTGGACTAGGAATACAGAATTTAGGCGGCCCGATTCTGTCAACGGCAGAGATAGGCAGTCTGGGTGTCACCTCCCTTCGCGCCGGAGGACTGACTAGCCTGTCGCGCGTGATCGTTCACGATACGCTAAATGTTGGCGGGAGCGCATGGTTCGCTGGGCGCTTTGGGATAAGTGGGGCGATTAATTCAATTGGCGGACAGACGTTCAAGGGCGGTACAAAGGTCTATTGTGCGGGCGCCCTTGCAACGGACGTTGTAGCAGATGGAAACTCTGGCGGCATTCGGGTTTTGTCTTATGGGGCGACAAACTCAATTATCTCTGGCGGCGTTGCGGCGGGCACTGAGATATCCCCAACCATTCCGCTGACTAATGCCTTAGTGGCTTACCGATTCAATTATTGGAGTGGAACGTCGTTCTCACGTTTTGCGGAAATTCAGGGTATTCTAATAGAGCCAACGCCGAGCGCTACAGCAGCGGGCGGGCGGCTTCTATTCCGCATCAACGCTCTTGGCAGCGCCGCGCAAACCGAAGTCGCTAGAATGGACGTGGCAACCGGGCTGTCCTTGTTCGGCGCTAATCCGGTCATCAACCAGAACCGTCACTTTGTTCTCCGCAGCTACACCACAGCGCAAATCAATGCCCTGACGGGGATGACTGCCGGGGAAGTGGTTTACTGCTCTGACGCGGCTGGAGGAGCAACGATAGCGTTCTACAACGGCGCATGGAAGAAATGCAGCTTTACCGCCCTTTAACTCCAAGGAGAATGACCATGCCTGACGACGACCAAGTGAGCCACCCGGCTCCCACGCCAACCCCGACGCCAACCCCGACGCCGCCGCCCACCAAGCCGGGGTTCTAAAGCATGTCGCCCGATCAGATCATCTGGGCTTTGATGCTGTTCGGCGTGCTGCCGTCGTCGTTCGTCAATCGATCGGCGGCGGTGGTGCTGATCACGTTCGGCCTGGGTTATGTTGGCTGGCGTATCGGGCTCCCGGAGCCGCACACCCAGCTCGCGCTCTATGTCGGCGCGCTCGCCGTCGGTGTATGGTTCCGCGC